ATTGTAAGACATCATAGCCTTAACCGGGAATTCCATGGAAGATAACTGCTCGGTGGTGTAACTGATTAAATCGCTCATATCGTTCTCCTCAAGTGGGCCAATCCCACATCTGTATTATAACATGCCCCCAATGGGCTGTCAAGTATCTCTCGCAAATCGCATTTGGCTTGCGGCAGACACCTGTTGCGGACCCGGCGTGAGCCGTTAACCGGTCCGAAAATCGATACGACCGAGGTCGTTAACTCCTCGTTAACAGACCGTCCCGCTCGGATGAGCCGTCCACGAGCCGTCCTCCATAGGGACGCACGCAGAGCCCCCGTCGGACGCGGCTCGTCCCTCCCGTCCCTCCCGTCCTTTTTTTTTGAGGGTTAGGAGGACGAACCGAATGGGAGGAATTTTTCGGGGAACGAATTCGGAGGGGTGGTCCGTGAGGACGACCGTGGACAGACCCCGTGGGACGCGGCCTCTGGAGGTGGTCTTCGTGGACGGCTCGTGGACGGATGACAGCATCTCTCGTGTTACTCCCGTGTTAACGGCTGTTACGGTCTGTTAGCCGCAGTGTCGGCCAAACGCCCCCGTTCCAGCATCCGGGCGTGCCCCGATTGGAGTGCCTCGGCTGCTTCGTCCTCACTCAAAAGGCCCCCGGCGACCATGGTTCTGCACCAGTCGACCTTGCGTTCGAGCCAGTCCAGCTCCTGTGCGTCGTCGATGCCCATGCGGATCGTGGCCGCGATTGTGTCGATGGTTCTCATAGGTCGTTCTCCTGTGTGTTTGGTTGGCCCGGCTTGCGCCGGGCGTCGTGTGTGTTTGCTTAGGCCAGCGTCGTCCGTACTACGCAGTCTGTGTCTAGGCCCGCCAAAACCGCAGCACTGGTGGCTGCGTTTGCCCGCCATTTTGGTTCGCTGCCGTCGATTGCTTCGAACCACACAAAACCCCCCCGGACCGCTGCGATGCGGTGCAGTTTGGGTCGTGCTCCGATCGACTGGCGGATTTCGTATGTGTGTTTCTTTGCTTCGTTCGTGTTTCTCATCGGTCGTTCCTCGTGTTGGTCAGGCACCGTTGCCTGTCTGGTTCCCAGTGTAGCACAAGCCGGGGTCGCTGTCAAGTCTGACGCGACGAACGGCAGGTCGACAGCTCCGGAGCAAAGAACCGGGGGCCGACGCGCGTCGCGTCAAAAAACCCACGCGAGGGGCCACCGTCGGCCCACCGTCGGCCCACCGTCGGCCTCGGCCCACCGACCCGGCCCACCGACCCGGCCCGACCCGCCGAGGCCGACCGAGGCCCACCGGAGCGACGAGGCGGGTATCCAGCAGCTTTTCGACGCGACATACAGCCCCCGTTTTTTTGCGCGGGGACCCGCGACTTTCACGGCCCTCCACACCCCTTAAATCCATTCGACTACACCTATATTGCACATGTATCCACGTCCGTGTTCCACATCCATATCCATATCCGTGTTCCATATCCACGTCCGTGTTCCACGATGAAGTATAGGTATCCTTTTTCGTAGATGTTTTGTCCGTAAGGGTATACATTTTTCGTCGGGTCCCCCCATTTATATTGATATACTTGACTCCGAAACATCCGTGTGCTATAATGGTTTATATGGAGGTCTATATGACTAAATCCCCATGGTATGCCAAGCTAACCCCATTAAAGCGCGATGACCTCAAAATCGATGCTTTATTGGAATACCGCGAAGCTGCTTTAAATCAGAGGTTGATTGACAAATATTATGACCAGCAACGTTCCGAGCTTAGAGGGCAAATTATCGAATTGCAGCGAATTGATCGCCCGCAACCGCGAAAATGATTGGCCCGATTTAGACGCTCAACGGAAGGCCTTTGCTTTGTTTTTTGTGGAAGATTACAACCACAAAAAAGCAGCAGAGAAGGCCGGGTTTAGTTCGTCTAAAGGGTCCGCGTTACTACGTGAACCGCTTTTAATGGCATACATCAACGATTGCCAAAAAGCTTTAGCTGAACGTAGTTTCATTAACCGCGACTTTGTAAACCTCCAATGGCTCAAATTATTACCTAAAGTTATGGGGGACGAAGCAGTCTCAATGGTATCCAAGGATGGAGACGAGTTTCTAGCACGTAAATTCGATTCAGCTGGGGCCGCTAAAGTCTTGACGGAATTATCTAAATCGACGGACTTCTATGCCAATGGGTCAGGTCAAACTGCAGCCGTGACGGTAAACATCGATTTAGGGGCACTTGGTTTAACACCGCAAACTACGGAAAAAATCATAAATGGCTGATATTAGTTTACCCCACCAGTGGAAACCAAGGCCATATCAACAGCCTGTGTTCCAACATATGTTGGTCGGTGGACTTGACCGTAAACGTGGCGTACTTGTATGGCATCGACGGGCGGGTAAGGACTCTTTCTGTCTAAACATGGCAGCGGTAGCTAGCCAAATGCGGGTCGGGACGATATGGCATTTACTGCCGACACTAAAACAAGGACGTAAAGTTATATGGGAAGGTATTGACAAGTACGGTCGACGAATGATCGACCAAGCCTTTCCACCGGAAATGCGGTCGGGTAAAAATGACCAAGATATGCAGTTGCGGCTAAAAAACGGTTCCATTTACCAAGTTGTAGGATCCGATAACTACGATAGCCTTGTAGGTACAAACCCTGTGGGCGTTATCATGTCAGAATACTCAATCGCAGACCCAGCAGCATGGGACTATATACGTCCGATTTTAGCAGAAAACGATGGTTGGGCTATATTCATTTACACGCCACGAGGTAAAAACCACGGTCGAGAGTTATGGGAAATCGCCCAGAATATTAGTAATGACAAATGGTATTCCAGCCTGTTAACGGTCGACGATACACACGATTGGGATGGGCGGCACATTATCCTACCTGAACACATCCAAGACGAACGTGAAGCAGGAATGTCGGAAGAAAAAATCCAGCAAGAATTTTACTGTTCGTGGGATTCAGGTATGGAGGGCGCATTTTACACCAACGAACTAAATTTAGCGGAATCAGAAGGCCGTATTGGCGATTTCCCTCACGACCCGAACAAATTATGCCTGACATATTGGGATATCGGTTTCCGCGATCAAACGTGTATTCTGATAGCACAGCGCGGCGACGACGGTAAACCAATTATTATCGATATGATTGTCGACCGCAACAAACCACTCGACTTCTACGTACGCCAATTGAAAGAAAAAGGGTATACATATGAAGAGCATTGGGGGCCGCACGATTTCGATAACACGGATTGGGTTACAGGTAAAACACGGGTGGAAATCGCTCGAAATCTGGGTATTGCAATCAACATAGTAGAAAAGCTGCCAATTGCTGACGGTATCGATGCTTGTCGCGCTATGATACGCGTGGCCCGGTTCAATAAACCTAAAGTACAACGATTGTTGGACGGTTTAGCTGCATATCGACGTGAGTGGGATGATAAAACAAAACGGTTCCGCGACAGTCCGCTACATGATTGGGCATCAGACATATCAGATTCAATGAGATATTTATCAGTCGGCTGGCGTGACTACGGCGTCGCCAACACTGCAATAGGCCGTAGAGTAAAAGCGACGTTTTCAGTTAAACGAGCCATCGGGAGATAACAATGGATTCACCAGAAATTAAACGGCGTCTGAATATTCTAAAATCAGACCGCTCAAGTATCGAGTCAGTTTGGGATCGAGTGGAACAATTTTGTGTTCCATTTCGAGGTGATTTTTATAAGGACGAATCAAACGAGAATTCCATTGATTGGCGTACCCGTCAAGTATATGATTCTACTGCGATCATGGGTGTGCAAACGCTAGCATCATCCATCCACGGTTCATTGACGTCACCATCATTCCGTTGGTTTGATTTACGTTTTCGAGATGAAGACTTGAACACCCGGCAGATAGCTAAGGCGTGGCTAGAGGAGTGCGCAACTCGGATTTATTTCGCCATCCAAGAGTCTAATTTCAACCTCGAAGTAAACGAATCTTATACCGACCTTGCTTCGTTCGGTAACAGTATGGTGATCGAAGAAATCGACGGCGATGAATTTGATGAAAACTCGGAACTTGTGTTCGCCACTATGCCATTGAAAGAATGCTACTTCGAGGAAGACCACAAGGGCCGTATCGTCAATTTCTACCGTGAATTAGATTGGACACCTATTCAGATCCGTGAAAAATTCGGTGAAGATAATGTACCGCCGATGATTCGTGAAATGTGTGACAACCCAAGCATGGTCAGTAAAAAGATGTGCGTCATTTTCTGCATTTACAAGGTAAAAGGCAACGACGCACGTCCAGATACAATCACAACCCCTGAAAACAGACCATATCAATACCGCTACATCTTGGAAAAATGCGGCACTGAACTGGGTCGAGGCGGATACTATGAAATGCCAGTATTCATCCCCCGTTGGCGTCGCACCACACAATCTAAATGGGGCCACAGCCCTGCAATGATCGCATTAGCAGACATCTTAACTGCTAATCAGTTGGTTGAACTTACGCTTCGGTCGTTAGAAAAGGTAGTGGACCCAGCTACGCTTGTCACTGAACGTGGTCTGTTGTCTGACTTAGACTTAGGTGCTGGTGGTATGACTGTGGTGCGGACGCTCGACGATATTCGTACACATGAATCACGTGCTCGGTTTGACGTGGCCGAGTTACACTTAGATAAACTACGCGGTTCTATCCGTTCGGCTTTCTATGTCGACCAGTTAGAATTGAAAGAGTCGCCAGCTATGACTGCAACCGAAGTCCAGGTGCGATATGAGTTGATGCAGCGGCTATTAGGTCCAACGCTCGGACGATTACAAAGTGATTTCCTATCACCTATGATTGAGCGAACGTTTTTTATTATGTATCGTGCCGGTAAACTGCCTCCGCTGCCTGAGGGCATCGAAGCGACCGACTTGGACATCCAGTACACTGGGCCGTTGACGTCTGCACAGAAAGTAGACCAAGCCGCCAAAGTGGAGCGGTGGATTTCTAATTTGAATATGATCGCACAGGTGAACCCAGAAGTGTTAGATATTTTCGATGCAGACGCTGCGGGTCGAGGTATGGCTGACATCTTGAACGTACCGGCCCGTTATGTGCGACCACAAGAACAAGTCACTAGCTTAAGGAAGCAGCGCCAACAACAACAAGATGCACAACAGCAGTTGATGATGGCACAGCAGGCAGGTGAGGCTGGCCAAGCTCTGGGCAAGGCAGCAAAGGAGATGGGGAATGGCTAGTGTTGAGAAAGTAAAAATCGAATTGAGCCGAAAGGCTCATGTATTTAGGCAGGTTTTCAATACGGACGAAGGTAAAAAAGTGATGGAATATCTAGAGCAAGAAGCCGAACCGGAACAATTGTTCCATGAAAATCCACACAAGACCGCGTATAATTGTGGTAAACGTGACTTGTTGATATACATAAAACAAATCCTGAGGTATGAAGATGAAACGAAATAAATTTTTTCACGTTTATATGAATGGAGCGCCAGCAGACGGAGTGCCAGCGGGTGGAGCTGAACCACCAGTTGATACGCCCCCGGCTGCGCCAACGGTTGATTTCTTATCAGCATTGGACCCCGAACACCGCGAAGTGTTAGAAAAACAGGGAATCAAAGATATCAACGGATTGGTGAAAAATTGGGCTGACCAACGTAGTTACATCGGCAATTCAATCCGCGTTCCTAGTGCCGAGGCAGGTCAAGAAGATTGGAACAAATTCTATGACAAATTGCAGAAACACGCACCTAACCTTATCCCACGCCCGGATAAAGATAAGCCAGAAACAATCCAAGCGGTGTTGGCGGCTTTGGGTCGCCCAGAGGAACCGACAGGATATGAAGTCCCTCAAGCGCCGGAAGATTTTCCAGTTGACAACGATCGAATTGAAGCACTGCGGAAATTGGCGCATGAAAATGGTCTCACCCGTGACCAATTCAAAGGAGTTCTGAGCCAGGTTCTAGAAATGGACGCTGCTGCTTATCGCCAACAAAAACAAGCACAGGAAGCTGATATTAATTCCCTTAAACAGGAGTGGGGTTCGGCTTTTGATGAACGGACGCAACGTGTAGCTAAGATGCTAGAGTTGACGCAAGCACCACAAGGAATCGTAGATATGGCCAAGCAAGGTCAGTTGGGTGCGGACGTAGCCAAATGGTTCTATAACATCAGCAATAATTTCAAAGGCGAGGGTATGAATATGGCACAGGAGCAAGGCGGTCGTCGCCACCTGACTCCTGACGAAGCGCAAGCTCAAATCAATGAGATTTACGCGAACAGACAGCACCCTTTCTGGATAGCTAGTCACCCGGAACACAAGGCTGCGCTTAATAAAATGATTGAACTCGGTAAGTATGCGGACCCGAAAGCAAGCGCGGATCCAAATGCGTTACGTACGAGCCGCGACGCGAATTTTTGATACTTGACAAAAAAGCCGAGGTGTGTTATACTTTCTATAACGGATAACCACTCGGCCCGTCATTAAACTTGAGATCGGATAACCGCAAGGCCCAGATCGACATACAAATTTTTTGATAAAACAGGAGCCGAATATGGCCATTTCAATTGATAACGTCTACATCCAGACGTTTGAGCGCAACCTGCGCCACTTAGCACAACAATCCGATACCCGTTTACGTCGCTTCGTGACAGAAGTTGCCGGTGGCGGTGAAAAACACAATTTTGAACGTTTAGGCTTAGCAGAAGCTGTGCAGAAAACTACTGCACGTGCGGCTACTCCTACTTCTGACTTAGCGTGGACCCGCCGTACTGCGCTGGCTAACACTTACCATGTCGGTGAGACTGTTGAACAGGAAGACATCGTGCAGATGTTGGTTGACCCTAACAGCAATGTGACCATGTCGTTAGCCATGGCGATGCGCCGTAAAGTGGACGATGTTATCATCGCTGCTGCCACTGGTGCCGCATTGAATGGTGATGGCACTACTACCGCCTTTACTGCAGGTCAAACTGTCGGTGATGGCACTGGTGTTATAGCATTAGATACCATCTACGAAACCCAGGAAAAGTTCGCCAAGAATGACGTTGATCCAGATGAAAATATTGTCATGGTCATTGGTCCGACCCAACAGCGTAAAATGCTTTCTTATATGGAAGTCACCAGCGGTGATTACCAGAATGCTAAAGCTTTGGCTACCGGTATCCTGCCTAACTATATGGGTTTTGACTGGGTTGTATCGAACCGTTTACTGGCCCCGGCTGCAGGCCAAATCGATTGCTTAGCGTTTACTCGTCGTGCCATCGGTTTAGTCACTAACCGTGATATCACCAGTAAAGTGGCGGAAGACCCAACGTTATCATTCGCATGGCGTTTATATGCGTTCATGACGATGGGTTCCGTTCGGGTTGAAGACGAGCATATTGTCCGTATCCGTCTGAAAGACGCTATTGCTTAATAATAGGGGCTTCGGCCCCTTTGCTCTGAGGATTACCACATGAAACAAGGTGCCAACAAGGTAGACCAAACCCGTATTGCAAAATTAGCTGGTGAGAAAAAGTCTGCCGGGGAGATCAGTAAGATCTTACTAATTGATCAAAAGGTCGTCGAAAATTTTATGCCTAAGGCTGCTGAAAAGCTAGCTGAAAAGAAATAGGTGATATATGTCAGCATCGATTAGCATTTGTAACCAAGCATTGTCGTTGGTCGGTGCTGACCACATCACCAGCATTGATGATGGCACGAATGAAGCCCGTCAATGTAAAGTCCATTATGATGCTTGCTTGCGAAAAATTCTTATGGAGCGCGAATGGACTTTCGCAACTGCACGTCGCGAATTAGCCGAAGTATCAGAAGCCCCCACATTTGGCTATACTAAGGCGTTCGGTCTTCCCGGTGACTGTATTTTAGTGCGTTCCGCTTCGGACCGTACGGGGTATGAATACCGCGATTGGGTGGTCGAAGGACGGAAGATATCACTAAATGCGGATACCTGTTTCATCGTGTACACCAAGATGGAATATGACGCCACCAAATACCCCGTCCCATTTGAAGCTGCACTA